CAATTGCCCATTTCCTTTCTTTACACCAAAAACATTTACCACAGACAGGAACATATTGTCCCGGTTCGTATGTTTTGTAATCAGTACCTTCAAACTCACCTTCACAACTGCGAGTGATGCCAAGTAGATCCACAATGTCTAATCGTAGGTATTGGCCTATGACCCAGTTTTTTTCTACAAATCTAAACGGATGGATTGCCCAACGGTCCATATGTTTCATCAGTGTTAGATGTTGATTATCTTCTGTTGGATCAATGTCACGTTCCCGCATACCTCCAAGGTCTAGATTTCTAGGATTGCGAGTTACCGCATTATAATATGCATCTATATTGTATTTGTTACAGATAAATTCTGCATAGGCACGTTGTTGAATGTTGTCACCGCTGACTCGTTTTCCGTATTCATCAGTTAACGTTGGTCCTATATTGCCATACTCTAATTCAGGTGCTATAAAATTTGTATGACGATTAAATTTAGTGTTATGAAAGTGTTGGAATAACCATTGATATACCTGTTCAGCATCATATTGTTGCCAAGGTTTAGTTTTCCAACAGCGTATATGATTGATAATATGAATTGTCGTGTCATTGTTACGGGCAATGTCACATAGTAGATATGCTAATAATGCACTATCAGCACCACCACTAAGACTGATAGCAATGTTCTTCCACGTAAAATCAAACGGTATTTCTACTCCGTCTATGTTTATCGTATCAAGTTGCATTTTCTAAATACCTTATCAACGGGCTCAGACCAACTGGTCTATTATCTTGTAATGCTAGATAAATCGAGTTGGTTGGTGTTAGATTAAAATCGCTGCATACCTTATAATATCGTTTTCCGTGAGCATTCCATAGATAATCGGATTCTAAATTACGTATAAAATGTAGACCAATCATTGCCAGGGCACGATTATTCATATTAAAATCATTCATAATACTAATGCTGTCTGCTCGGGTATCTTTGGTCCAACGTAGACCTATTCTGTTCCATCCTAGACCAAGACCTTTACTAAGGCTGATACCAACGGATCTAATAACTTCATCACTAAAGTCAAAACTAATATCACGACAGCAACTGATCCAAGCGCCATCAACGTGTACCGCAATGTTTTTAATTTTGCATTCATATAATATTTCCTCCATATCCGGATGTGGAGCACCAATGCTGGGAAATGGCATTGCTACGATTAAAGGAATATCAGGAATCAGCGAGCCCACATCTTTAACATACGCTAATCCTAGTCGTTGGTGATATCTATAGTCATTGCGAAGAACCTGTACAGGTCCTTGCATATAGATATTGTCTATAAATTGTGTGCAGCCAATAATTATATCCGTACGATTAAAGGTATCAAGACCCTTAAGAGTGTTTAATTTGGATTTAAGTAACCATTCTTTGCACTCTGTTTTAAAATTTGTGTAGACTTGATCACTAATATCTTTTTCTAATTTACCACTTAATACTTCTTGAATTAAACCTTCAATCCTCTGATCCGATAGAGGTTGTGGTCGTTCAATTTCCAACCATTTATTATCGTAAGTTGCTGCTGTTTTTATTCTGTCCACAAGATATTTAACCGAGTAATAGTAGCACATAAATATTTTATGCTGACAAAATTGAATATTAAATTAGATATTGATCCAATTATAGAACAGGTATTGTCTTTAGATTTTGAAAAGAGCCTAACCTTAAACTATACAACTGGTAAACTCCTTAACGGACCTTATACGACAAAACCAGAGTATGTGGGAACTCCAATAGGAAATGCCCTGTCAGTGATAGGGAATGTAGGCGAAGCAAGATTGCTTAAATTAAATTCTGCAGAGTCTTACACAGCACACGCTGATCCAGATGATCGTATTCATTTAGCAATAACAACTAATCCAAATTCTTATCTCATTGATCTTGACGACAATAAACTATATCATTTGCCTGTAGACGGTGAAGTCTGGCATATGGATACCAGTAAGATGCACGTGGCCGCAAACTTTGGTGCAAGGCCTCGTATTCATTTGAACATAAGAGTAGCATTGCCTAAGTTTACAAGCCCGGGATATTTGTTAAAAATTGAAGGTGGAGACTATGATTGGAAACAAGAGTCATACACCACACTAATGTCGTTCTTTAATAAAACAATTAAATCAAAATATATCACAGGATTTGAAAAGGTAAGCGAAAAAGAAGTGTTATTAAATTGTAATCCTCCTATATTAGATGCAAAGATTAAAGAATTGCAAGACAAAGGATTTATAGTATCACTTAGACCTGTATGACTTTCTACCCTCAACCGCTGAAAATATTAGATATAGAACCCTCATCTTATTGTAATGCTAGATGTCCGCATTGTATGAGAGAAAGCCAAAACGGTGACTATAGTTTTTTCAATCAAGTCCATCTTAAAGAAAGTTTCTTTGATATATTCTTTCCTAAAGAAGTTGCAGCCACGTTAGAAATTGCATCCTTCAGCGGAAACATTGGCGAACCCGCAATGAACAAAGACCTGTTAAACATTCTTAAATGGTTTCGAAAACAAAATCCTAATATATTTTTAGAAGTTTATACCAATGGTAGTGTTCAACAACCGCAATGGTGGCAAGAATTAGGAAATATCATAGGCACCAACGGTAATGTAATATTTGCCATAGACGGATTAAAAGACACAAATCATATCTATAGAGTTAATGTTAAATGGAATAAGCTGATGCAGAATGCACGAGCATACATCAGCACAGGAGCAACCAGTACTTGGCAGTTTATTCCATTTAAACATAATCAACATCAGGCTGAACTAGCTGAGCAGATGAGCAAGGATATGGGATTCAGTCAGTTTAAAATTAAAATTTCTCATAGAGATCTATTAAACCAACCTCAAAACACAAACAATGCTGTTGAGCCCAGTGACGATCCTAGGTTTGCACATCAGGGACAACGATTAGATTTTGTCAGAATGGATAAGACTGAAGAATATCTTAATTCTGTTAACATCAAATGTTATGCTATCGAAGAAAGAAACTTGTATATTTCAGCAGATGGATTGGTCTTTCCCTGTTGTCATACCGCTAGTATATTTTTACTCAGCGATGACCTTCTTCCAGAAAAGTATAATTGGATCAAATCAGTTAAAAATGATTTTAACAAGAACGAAATAAGTCTATATCGAAATAAACTTGAAGATATTTTATCTTCTAAGACATTTAATAGGATCAAAGAGTCCTGGGCTTTGACAATGTCACAGGGCAGAAATCCCCTATGTGCTGCAATCTGTGGCAAGTGTTCAGAAAACAATAGCCTTATCGAAGGCCTATTAGGACTCTAGTTTAGTTTTACTGATAAATTGATCCTGTGGAGTAGAGAATAACTCCGGTTGGACTCCGCAGGTTCTTACACAGGTAATCAATTTATTTTCATTCCAGTAGTAGTCCCAAACAGATTGATATTCTTTAGAATCAATAATATCTTTTAAAGATTTTTTATCTGCGTCTAGGTTATCAATTCCGCCTAGACTTTCCACAAGCTGTTGGTATTGATGAAACATATCGTTTCTTACTGCGGTTAATTCTGATAACTCGTCTGGTGGTTGGTAGGGAATCATAGATAACCAACAACAAGGGAATACGTGCCCCTGGGCATTAATGTATACCTCTTTCATTTTGAGTGCATAACATTTAATTTCAGTTTTCTTTACTATGTCTTTATAGTTGTCAATTACTCGTTTATCAATAAATTTTATTTCTGTATATTGACTAGGTTCTAAATGATATATTGTTTCTTTGTTTTTATTGTAAACAGGAAATTTTGCATCTAATAAAAACCTAGAACTATCTTTCATAGTAAATTCTTTGAAGCCTAGAGAATGAGCTCTGTGTTTAGCTTCTTCAACCTGATGTTCGTTGTGTTTAAATCTAATAAATGCCCACTCAGCAATGCCTCCGGCAAGTATAAATGCTCGAGCGTTTTCTATAATCTTTTCATAGTCTGTGCCAACTCGATAAATTGCCTGAGTGTCTTCTAGTCCATCTATGGCAAATATTACCTTATGGTTCTTGGGCAATACCATTGCTAACTTTGCCCACCAAGATTTGCTTCGGAGGCTACCGTTTGTGTGAATCCTTAATTCAATATTTGGACTAGTTGAGCTGGTATACTCAATCATTTCTAACAATTGAGAATTTAACAACGGATCTCCGTAGTTGCCACAAAAATATATAGAAGAAATTTGATCAAGAACTTCTTTATTGATAATATTTTTATATCTATCCAAGGTCCAAGATTCAATTTTGATCAAGGGATTCTCAACACCGCCGTGAATATTTCTAGTACACATAGGACAGCTTGCTTGGCAATTGTTTGATATTTCTAAATGAAGCTGCTTTAGCTCATTAAATTTAAACATTATTTTTTACCTATCACCATAAATCTTTTATACAACGGTAGCTCTAATTCTCTTGCCCACAATACATTAATTCCGCATTGTTGTTTGAAGTTTTCTAGATCTTTGGCAATTCGAATGTGTTCTGGAATGTCATAATTATTACTTTGAAGAACTAATAAACTATCCTGAGGATGACCACTTAACCATAGGTCGTATTGATCTTGTGTAATATGTTCGCAGCTGGTGTTTATGATAATGTCGGCGTCACTGCGTATGGCGCACATATCTGCTGTGACTGCTCTGAAACGCCCTTCTATCTCTTCTTTTTTATTCATCATAGTAGCAATAGATTCACAACTAGGATCTATATCAATGCTACGAATATTTTTAATAGGAATAGCACTTTGAAACAGCATACTTGATAGTACACCAACCCATCCACCGTGAATATCCACAGAAAGAGGAAAGTCTAATTCTTTATTACGCTCAGGATAGATGTAATAGACTAGATTTTCTATTAACCATTCTTTGCTTTTTAATTGTCCTGACCAGAACGCATCAAGAGTCCTCATAGGATTTTCGCTTTCACGAATAGCACACATCCAGTAGTGTAAATGTTCTAGATCAATTTTCATAAATTGGTATCACTTTATTAGTATTGTTTATTTTTTTCTTTGGCATATTTGTTTCTATATTACATACGCAAGAAGTTTTGGCACATATTACTGATTGTACTATTGGATTAAACTTTTTATCAAAATCTAAGTCGTATAAATTGTAATGAAAATCATTTCCGTACAAAAATTGATTACAAGTTCCGGTGATATCTCCTGCCATTGAGATATGAACCCAATTAATTCCTAAACTACATTCCCATCCATAGAAGTTGTTTAATCGTTTTAATAAAATTTCGTTTTCTTCTAATCTATATTTTTTACCTGTATTGTCTTTGGCGGTTACTATGCTTCGATAATATTTGTTATTACGCCAAAAGAACCATAGACTTACTCGCCTTGCTCTGTGTTTAGACAATAATTTTTTTTGATCAGCAGTATAGTCTATTGTTTTTCCAATAAGCTCAACATAACGAATAGTCCATTTTCTACGACTACGTTTAAGATATTCAACCATCCCAACACATTGATCCCACGCAGTAGGATCCATCATAACTGATACGCTTACAACTACTTTTTGATCATACAGATAATCACATAAATCTCTATATTGTTCTATGTCTACATATTCTCGATGACAGCTCATATGAATTCTATCAAAATATCTAGCATTATTTTTCCACCATTCAATTTTTTTCGAACCGTTGGAGGTCATTGAAATTAGACAATTAAAATTTTCTTTTAAAAACTTAACAAACTCTGGTAAGTCTTTCCAATGGGTGGGCTCCCCTCCACAGAAATGTATATCAAAAACTTTTTTATTTGTGTTCTTTAGATAATGATTTAAGAAATGAGACATATTTTTCTTTATCACTTCTATGTTAGGAAATTTATATGTGCCTGCATTTGAGTCTGGCCAGCAGTACCAACACTTGTAATTACAATAATTGCCAAGATTCAAGTCTATGTTTAAGACTTCATCTCGCCAATTGTTATCTATAGATACTAAATTCATAATTTTTGTTTTGGTATCTTACTATCTGCCGAACTAACACACGTAGGAGTTACACAAACTCTAGGTTTAGTAATAAGTTCAAAGCCATCTGTTAATGTTCCCAACGGAGCATCGTGGCAACTATAACTTCTTTTGACTTCATTACCTCTTATTATAACACTTTGATATCCTGCATTACAATTCCATCCTTGAAATTTATTAAATCCAAACGCATTAAACCGTTCTGCTTGATCAAAAAGATATTCTTTTCCGTCTGCATCATATAATGCTATCTGATAAACATCTTCACCGTTGGCACGTTGAGGGAATCCTGTTTGCATAAGGTGAATCATTTCTTCAGTATATCCGTCAACAACATGGCTAGCGGTAGGATCACTTTGAGGTTTTAGAGTTACATTAATACCTCTGTTATGTAATCTTTCACACCTCTCATATAGCTCAAAAAAATTCTCCGGTACCATTACTTGATTAACGGTAACATGAACTAGTTCATACATTAATTGTAGACATTTGTCTCCAAACTCTTGTTCTTTGGCAAATTCAGCGTGATAACTTGCCGTAATACTTCTCCGTTGAAGCATTTCGGTATTGGAGCACCAAGTTTTCCACCATTTGCTACCCGGACTTAAATTTGTAGTCATATGAACACTCTGATAAGGTGTCCCCGGACCGTCATCAATATATTTTACCAAATCTAAAAGTTGCTTATATGCGGTGGGTTCCCCACCGCTGAACGACCAATGAAACTTATCAAAACCATTTTTTCTTGCCTGTCTTTTTATTTCATCGATAGCATTTGTGTAAACCTTAAACTCTTGATAGTCTAACTTATCCGATCTAGCATAAGGCCAGCAGTAACTACATTTGTAATTGCAAAACCTTCCTAGAATCCAACTAACGGAAAATAAATTATCGGACAACATAGTTCGTTGTCCAAACCTTGTTATATTTTGAAATGGTATTTCTTGAAAATTGATATTCATAAACTGAACATATTTAAGCCACAATCAGTTGTTCTAGGCGCATTGCGAGTATATAATAAGTATGTGGTCGTGAGTGGAATATGGCAGACCTCCCGCCAAACCCATAGTTTGGAAAGGGGCCGGGACGATGGGCGTAGCCCGCAGTTCTTGTAGGTTCGAAACCTACCGACCACACCAATATAAGGAAAAATATAATATGTCAAATACCGTAGAACAATTAAAAGCTCAATTCGAAGCATTCTTAGCAGAAGATGCAAAATTTACATCAGGTAACGGTGCAGCAGGAACAAGAGCACGTAAAGCATTACAAGAAGTTGCTAAATTAGTCAAAGCACGTCGTGGAGAAATTACAGAGGAAAAGAACGCTCGTAAAGAAGCTAAAGGAAAATAACATGTTAACCGCCGATCAACTTAAAGCAATTAGCTCGGAAGAAATAGAAAGTATATCCGAAGATGTTGTTTTAGATCCCGGCGCTGTTGGTGCTGCTCAATCAATCTATGATTTATCTTATAGCGGCACTGACACTATAACAATTTCTTCTTTAGATTCGTTAACAACAGCCCCGATCACCACAATAACTTTGCCAAGTACTAGTGGTATATCATATACCAATACCTGGACTGGATCTTGTTATACTATGAACACAGGTTCAACGTGTTATGGTACGCTAAATGTTTCGCCTCCTAGGGTTAACTTTGATGGAAACGGAATACAATTAGATAAAGAAGCAGACATTAAATTAGGTGATGTAAGCCTAAAAGAGTTTTTAAAAAGAATGGAAGATAGATTATCAATCCTTGTTCCAGATCCAAAAAAACTTGAAAAGTTTGCAGCTTTGAAAAAGGCATACGAACATTATAAAACTCTAGAAAGTTTATGTTTTGATGAACCGGAAGAAGATCAAAATTGATAAAAGTATTAGATGATGTAATTCCTGAACACCTTCAGGATTACTTTGAATTAAGTATTTTAGGTCTCAGCGGAGATAAAATGATGCATCCGATAGTAGACCTAAAATGCAAATATGAACTTACCGCAAGAGAAGAATCTTTCGCTCCGCTTAGTTTTGTTCATGTTCTTAAATCATCAAACACTATTTCGACACATCTGCCAAACTTTGGATTAATTCCTCAGCTGGTATTTGCAAAAGAAAATATTCAATTTAAAGATATATTAGTTGGACGGATTTTTGTTTTAATGCCGTATAAAACTAATAAAGAATACTATGACCCTCATACAGACTTGCCCTATCCTCACTTAGTTGTGTTATACTACGTTAATGACAGCGACGGGGATACCGTATTCTTTGATAACAATAATAATGTTGTTCAACGTGTAACACCTAAGAAAGGTAGAGTTGTATTATTCGATGGTAATCATAAGCACGGTGGCGGCATTCCTAAAAACGGTCCCCGATGTGCTATCAATTTTAATCTAGCAATTTAAAGGAAAAATAAATGGATGTTAAGCTCGTCTCCTATTCACAACCAACTGCCGATTTTGCCGACAAGGGAATCGACGATGCACAAGAACTCATCGCCTATTGTGCCAGAGTCTCAAACCCAAGCAATCAGCTCAACACAGACACAAGTGAAAAACTTATCAAGTATCTCGTTAGACACGCACACTGGAGTCCTCTCGAAATGGTATCAGCTTGCATGGAGATTACGACAACACGAGATATTGCACGGCAAATCTTACGTCACAGAAGTTTTAGTTTCCAAGAGTTCAGTCAGCGTTACGCTGACCCAACAAAGGATCTCAGCTTTGTACTTAGAGAACCAAGACTCCAAGATCCCAAAAATAGACAAAATAGTATAGAACTTGTACAGGATAATCCGGAAGCTCGAAGACTAACACAAGAATGGGAGAAAGCACAGACTCGTGTTAAACTTGCTGCCTTAGAGGCCTACAACTTTGCTATTGAAAACGGCATTGCTAAAGAGCAAGCTCGTGCTGTTTTACCAGAAGGCCTAATTGAAAGTAGATTGTATATGAACGGAACACTTCGTTCTTGGATTCATTTTATTGAACTTAGGTCAGCAAACGGGACACAGAAAGAGCATCAAGAAGTTGCTGTGGCCTGTGCTAAGGCCATTGCTGCAATCTTTCCAATGAGTGAGAGTTTAGTACAAAATGGATAACGATCTTGTTAATGCATTCTGTCAAAATTATGAGGTTCGTGTCCTAAACGATCAAAAGCGTAGGGCACGATATCATCCTCCTAGATTTTTTACAGAACCAGAACGTGCTGACATCATCCGAAATGATGTTGTAGAATACGAAACTGAAAAAGTCATTACTTTAGAAATACCAGAAGGTAGACTCCGCACTCTTATAGAATTAGAAAAACGTTTCTTTAGGTGGCACAACCATTCTAAAGGAGAGATCGATATGTTCCAAACTTTAATGGACAAAGAAAGAGAAGAAGCACACTATCGGCATACCAATCCTGCTGTCCAAAAAGCCTACGAGCAGTATTCGATCATGCTTAATTTGGCAGGATATCAAAGGAAAATTTAATGGAAACACACCAACGGACTATCGCAAGAATGGTTAGTTACAGACTAACTGCTTGGTTGTTCACAATATTTTGGACATATCTGTTCACAGGAGATATTGGAAGTGCAACTGGTTTTGCAACAGCTCTACACATACTTTTAAGTATTGATTATTACATACACGAACGAATTTGGCTAAAAATTAAATGGGGCAAAATTGAATCATCTTGACGGGTTTTTTAATTTCTTGTATAATTAAAGTGTTCTACAGAGAAAAACTATTATGAGAAATTATTGGACTTGTACAAAATTTGCAGATTGGCTTCGCGGTTCATCTAAGCCGACCGCCGAAACTTCTAAAGGCTGGGCGCAATGGAAACGTGCTTCTAAAGAAAAGCATCCTTTCCGTTATTGGCTAGCCGAAGAGGGCCTTGACCACATCCAAGACGTTTGGATGTTTATACCTGATAGGATCAATGATGTTAGATATTATATTAATAATCGTTGGGTTACTCGCACTCATTGTCTTTCTGCTAGCCCTAGCGATATCAAGCGTGGCACTTGGTGCGATGTTGGGAATCGATTCCTGCCATGCCTTTTTAACGAACTTGTTGACTTCGTTGAAATCGAACTAGCGTGGAATTTCTGCGTTTGGGACGACGAAGCTCGTAAGAAGTATTCTTACCCTTGGTGGCGTCGTTGGTATCGTAACTGGCGTTCTGAAGAAGCAGCAATGGCCTACTGCGCTTGGGCAAAAACTTTAACCAATGCGGATTTCCTAGACGAAGATAAAAAGCACGAAGCTGTACCTACCTCGCAGGCACTTGCTGCTGCGGAGATTGAAATCCTTTACAAATGGTGGAAGTACGAACGTCCTGCTCGTCCAGATCCCTATGATGTAAGTGGCTGGTCAGCTATTTGCGAAAATCGTCGTCAGAAACACCCAGACGAATTCTTTCCAGAAGACGATACCAAAAAAGAAAAAGCCGAATCTAAAAAAGCTCTTGACAAACTTCACAAACTGGAAGCACAATATGAGAAAGAGGACGAAGAAATGATGATTCGTCTAATTAAAATCCGTCAATCACTTTGGACATAATATGAAAACTTCTTCGTTTAGAACTTGGGTCAGAGAACTATGGTATGAAAATTGTGAGGAACATTTTCAGGCTAACATTCCCAAATACACACACGAAGAATATTTTCAAAAATTTAAATGGTGGCTTAAGAGAGAATATCGTTATCAACAAGGAATACATGACAAAAAAATCTAAACACGAAGACCTATACAGCAAGTATTTGGCTTTCAATAACATTATGTTAGAAGAATACTCACCAGAAGAAATTGCTGCTGTCATGGCTGTGCAGGCATTTAGTTTTTATAAAACAATTATGTCTGAGGAAAATTATCTTAAAATTATGGACACAATGTACGAAAACAGACATAATGTCAAAACATTTGATACTGGGACCTTATAATGAAATTACAAACACCGGCAGAAGGTATATTAAAACGCAACGATTTTGGAGATTCTAAATATTATCAAATAGTCTGTGGCTGCGGACAAGAGTCACACGATCATAATCTAGAAGTTGAAGCGGACGAATGCGGTGTAAATGTAAATGTATTTGTGTCTGTTAAAACAGATTATTGGACTGAAGTAATCAAAAAACGATACGATATTGATAATGTTTGGCTTCAAGAATTTGATTGGGCTGTTAAAGATATCATTAACGGTCTCTTTACAAGATTAAAATTAACTTGGACCATTTGGACTAAGGGTTATGTAAGATGCGAAACCACAATCACAATGAGTGAACAACAGGCTCTTAATTACTCTGAAACATTAAAATCTGCTATTAAAGATGTAAAAGAATTTAAAAATCAAAAAGATCCAAAAGTTAATCAGGCAATTATAGAAGCTATTCAAGGAGATTGTGTATAATGGCAACATGGAAAATTTCTAACCTTCATAAGAAAAATGCAGTTGAATATCAATACTGGACTAAAGACGGCAAAACTATTATTCGAGAAGAAGGCTTCCGCTGGGGAACCTGGTTTTGCGAAACTGACGAAAAGCCCGATGTTGACCTTAAGAATCCAGACGGATACGAAGTAGGTTGGGGTGGCGAATATGAATGGGAGCTTGACATGATGGACGACGGATGTTGGGCAGAGACTCGTGCAGGTGACGGTGCTAATGATGACGATGTAGAAGAGTTTGATGAGCTATGGGAGGAGGACTCTTACTCAGCAGTTGAAGAAGCAGGTTGGGTAAATGATGACACCGAATATTGGATCTATGGTCCACTACAACTTGTTAACGAAGAAACTGGGGAAGAATTTACTGGGGAAGAATAATGGCACACTATACAATTACTCCTCTTGAAAAGAAAAGCATTTACATTGTCTACGAAATGTATCGTGAAAATGATGACGGTACTATTAGTTGGTTCAATGTAGAGGATCATTATCGTTGGGGGAAAGGGTTTCTTGCTGAAGATATGGAGTGCAATCTTAGCGGAGCCGAAAGTCCTACACAATATTGTAAGGCCGAAGACGGAGAATACGATAGTTGTGATTTAGACGATCAGGTTGCTTGTTGGTTTGAATTTAGTGACGACATTGGCGAAGAAGAACAAGAAGAAATTAAGCGTCTATACTTAGAAGGCAACGACGACGGTATGTGCGGTGCTGGTTGGCTCTATGATGGCGAGCACGATTGGCAGGAAGAAGATAGTTACGTTGTTGTATTGGGTCCTTATAAAGTTGAATTTTGCAACGAAGACGGCACCGTTATACGAGAAGTAAAATTGCGTACACAAGAAGAATGTAATAAAATATACGAAGAAACTGGTCAGTATGTATCAAAAGATCCAGAAGTAAAATGAAAGAAATATCTAAAAGCCCCGAACGACATTCTTTCCAAAAGGAAGGATATGTTAAGCGTCAGGCAGAAAAAGGTGAACCTGTAAACGAGGCCTATCTTGACATGTTCGATCAAATTCTCGAACAGCACGATCACAAGTTTGACGATCCAGAAACTCATAAGAATAATATGGAGTACGATCTCTTAACCACTGAATGGATTTTAGAGAAAGTTCGTGCTAATGATGTCTATGCCCAAAATTTGTATGCGGCAATGTGTAACAACGGTTTTATTAAATTGGATGTCATTCCTATTCTTAAACAAGAAGAATGGGGTTGCTCTTGGCGTTATGCAGGCGGCATAATTGCAGATATGCAACAAAAAGGCGACTACATCGATTGGTATTGTTCAGGCATTCGCGGCGGTATGAGCTACGACGACAACCTTGATGTAAATCTTGTGCCGGAAGGTTATATTACCGACGAGATCCGGAATGATCTCCAACGTCTTGGCTGGGCTTTGGCGCCCGGTGGAGATTGGGAAGATTTTAACACCAAAGGAGAAAAGGTAAAATAAAATGACCTGGGAACTATACGAGGTCTGGTCTGTCGACGTTGACGGACACGAAGAATTGGTAGATACTACCAAAAGTCTTAAAGAAGCACGTGAAATAGCAGAAGCATCGTTAGTCGATTTTCCTGCTACAATTATATATAAAGAAACAGAAGACGGAGATATAATTGAAATCGAACGGTTGACTTCTGAGTAAATTGGTGTTATAATATCTTTATTGTTTAATTAAGGAGTGACTCAAAATGGCTAAAGCAGCAACCAAAACTCGCGTTACCAAAAAACAAGTAATCGAACATCGTACTAAATCAACTCGTGATTTGAGCCCTCGATGGGACGGTGCTGAAGATTGGGGTGCGGATCAGTTTAATGCTCATTTTCGTCGCTCTATGGAATACTATCGTCTTGAGTACAGCGGTAAAGATCTAAAACCTAAAGTTGTAGAATGGATGAAACTCCAAGGCTGGAATTCAGAAACCGTTGCTGAATTTAAAAAGACTAAAGACAATCGCTGTTCAGGTACCATGGGTGGTATTGCTGCCTGTCTGCTACGAGGCATGCCAGAGGTACACGCAGGATTTAACGAAGGTCGTGATACTGCTAAATGGTTGGAGACTGCTATCAATAGAGTCATTGCCGAGGGCAAGGACGATACCGAAGACGAAGAAGTTGTTGAGAAAAAAGAAACTATACCTGTAGTTTCTATCCAAGAACGTGTTCGAGAAACTAGTCTTGCAATGACCGAAGAAATTGAAGACGCCATTGAATCATTTTCTATGGATCCAGAAGCATTTGATCCTAAAGCATTTAAACTTATGAATTTGCTAAGGGGTAAGCAGGCCAAGGCCGCTCATGCTCGTATTATTAAAGATTTTTATCAACGTCAGCACGACGAGTACGTAGAGCTTCAAGAAGGAAAATGTGAACAGCTTAAAGAAGCATACGCTCATTTTAGCAAAGCTCAAATTAAAAAGATTCTTGCATTTTATCACGAAATCCTCAGTGCCTGCGATATGCTAATGCAGGAAGCAAAAGTTAATCGTAAACCACGTGCTAAGAAAGCGGTAAGTGCAGATAAACTTGTTGCTAAACTCAAATATCTAAAGCAAGATGATAAACTTAAATTGGTTAGTATTAATCCTGCGGATATTATTGGCTCTAAAGAGTTGTGGGTCTTTAATACTAAGAGTCGAAAACTAGGCAAATATGTTGCTGGTGAGTTTTCAGAACTTGGCGTAAAAGGTACTTCGATTACTGGCTATGACGAGTTTAAGAGTGTACAAAAGACTCTGCGCAAGCCCGAGGAACAACTTAAAGAGTTTAAAGCAGCTGGTAAAGTAGCTCTACGTAAGTTTTTAGAAGATATTAAAGCAGTTGATATTAAGCTCAACGGACGTATCAACGAAGAAGTTATTCTTTTAAAACTTGCCTAATCAAGTAAAATAAGGAACATATCGTTGTGTTCCGTTGATAGTTATTTGCATATACCCCGTCGGAGTTGTAGTATTCGACGGGGTTCCTGTTGATGTAGATACAGCTGAAATAGCAAATACTCCCGCAGTTAATGTATCTGTACTAGGGTTATAATACAAATTTATATCGGTTCTAGGTGTAAAAGATCCTGTAGCTGAATCGGAAAATATTAGATAATTTGAAGCATTTGTAGAATTATCAGCAGTTAATGTAAGACCTGCTGCAATTTCAAAAGAGTCATTTGTACCGTTCGGTGTTAGTGTAATATTGCCACCCGCAGAAATAGTAAGGGTATCTCCTACTTGCTCTGCCCTAATAGTTGTTGCTCCAATTGTAATATTTCTAAACGCATCTGTTGTTGCGACCGGCATAAAAAACTCCTCTTTTGGATATTTATCGTAAAACAACTATTGATAAATATCTTACTATGAGCAAAAACAATATCGATCAAGCCCTAACTTACCTAGCAAGCAGCATTCAATCCCTAGTTGAAACCGCTGATAAACCAGGTATTAACCTTGCTACTTTTCACAAAGACCTTCCAAAAAGAAGTCTCAGTGGCGATCATATTTCTGGCGGAAAAATCCTAGGATTTGCAAGTGCCGGGATCAATGACAAAGCTACTGCCGAGCAAATTATTGTTGAAGATAACAATGTTTACATTTCAAAAATAAGAACAGGACAGGTGCTTGGAGATTTATCTGTTGAAAAATCAGTAATTGCTGAAAACATCAATGTCTTAGGAACATTAAAAGCTCAAACTATAGAAGTAAACGAATTAAAAGCTGATCTTAGATTAGAAAGATCAAGCTCATTAGAATTTAAAAAGACAGATCAAGAAGGAATTTTTGGTAAAGGAATTCTTTGGGTAGGCGAAGGAAATGCCAAACAATTTGTTTACAACGGAAATCCAGACCGATTATTTTCATCAGAAAGCATTTATCTAGGCAAAGATAAACATATAGGAATTGATAATATTCCTGTTCTTTCATCAACCGCTCTTGGAAATACCGTTGTTAAAAGTAACTTGAGAGAAGTTGGTAGACTAAAAGGTTTATTAGTTGACGGGGATGTTGTACTCGATCAATATGTATTTTATAATTCTACCGCTAGTCGATTAGGTGTAGGGATTGAATTGCCCAATGCAGGATTTTCTGTTGCAGAAGATGGCATTGAAGTTATGGTCGGTAGCAGAGAACAAACTAGAGGTATTATTGGTACATATGCTAGTAAACAATTTGATATTGTAACTGATAACATATCTCGGATTAGTATTGGTGCTGGCGGGGATATTCTTTTAGGCAATACCACAGAACAACCTATTCAAGTTTCTGTTCACGGAAAAGTTGCTATAAGAGTTAAAAATCCAGATCCCGAAGTTGATCTACATGTTGGCGGTGCTGTTAGATTCCACGGTCATATTCATCAATATGCAGATGCTTCTCCAACATCAGGAAATTTTAAACCAGGTGATGTTGTCTGGAATACCAATCCACAAACACATGCCGGCTGGATCTGTGTTAGAGCAGGTAATCCCGGCGAATGGAAAAAATTTGGTAAATTAGAGTAAGAGAACAATATGTCAGACAAAATCAATCTTGCATTAGACGCAATTACTAAAGCATTAAAAGATCTCACAGAAGGTCGAGAAGGATCAATTAGTAATCCTACATTTGTTGAATTTAAATCAAACGATACAGGACTCTATGGAAAAGGGTTTATTTGGTCAGGTCAAGGAAATGCTAAACAAATTGTGTTTAACGGAAACCCTGATAGATTCTTTATTTCTGAAAATATTGAATTAGGAAAAGACAAGTCTGTTTTAATTGATAATGCACCTGTGTTGTCAGTAAACGAATTAGGCAATAGCGTAACCAAAAGTAATCTAAGACAACTTGGAAGATTAAAAGGTCTTTTAGTTGACGGTGATGTTGTCATTGACCAATATGTATTTTATAAATCTACAAGCAGTAGAGTTGGTATTGGTATTGAAATGCCAAATTCTGCATTAAGTGTTGCAGAAGAAGGTTTAGAAATTGTTATCGGTGCGGAAAATTCTAAAGGAAAGATTGGAACTTTTGCCAGCAACGATTTAAACATTGTCACTGACAATACTGCTAGAATTACTATTGAATCCAACGGAAACATCAAACTTGGCAACAAAGCAGAAGGGCCTATACAGGTTTCTGTACACGGAAAAATATCCGTTGGTGTGCAAACAATGGACTCGAGAGCAGACCTTCATGTTAAAGGTCCAATCAAGTTTAATGATAAGTTACATCAATATAGAGCAAGCCCTCCAGAGTTTGGTTCTCACGAACGCGGAGACATTGTATGGAATGCTGCTCCAGAAAAAGGAAAGTCTGTTGGCTGGGTATGCGTTCGTTCAGGAGAACCGGGTGAATGGTTATCCTTTGGTGACATTAAGGGATAATGAACTCTTTAGTAATCGGCAACGGTGAAAGTAGAAAACAAATAAATCTTTCACAATTTAAAGATTATACCTTAATAGGTTGTAATGCAATACATAGAGATATGTTTGTAGATCATCTTGTATGTTGCGATATGAGAATGGTTAGAGAAGCACAAAACAATCTTAATTCTAAAAAAACAATAATATATACTAGAAAAGAGTGGATAACTTTTTTCTCAAATGTACAAGAACTCCCAGAGTTACCTTACCAAGGATCATTAAGAATTGATAATCCTTTCCATTGGAATAGCGGTCCTTATGCTGTATTACTCGCAGCAATGCATTCAGACAATGTTACATTAATAGGGTTTGACCTGTGGAGTAATAATAATAAAGTTAATAACATTTACAAAGACACCGCAAATTATTCTTCATCTAATTCAAATGCTGTTGATCCAAATTATTGGTTGCATCAAATTAAAAAAGTATTTGAATGTTTTCCTAATAAAAATTTTACAATCTTAAATACTGCCAACTGGAAAATTCCAAAGGAATGGCAGAAAAATAACGTAAAATTTCTTGCATTATAAATATCTTTCTAGTATACTAATATACTAGTGGACTTGACGCTCATCCCACTTTAAACACTCTGCGTGTCATCAAACTTACTTAAAAGGGCAAGAGATGACTTGGATCATTGACAAAACTTTTGAATTCTGCTACGGTCACAGAGTTCATACACAAACACTAAACGGCGAATATGCCGCTGACCTAAAATGCGCTTGTCGTCATTTACACGGACACGAAGGCAAAATGCAAGTGTTCCTTACAGCACCCGAGCTAGATAGAACTGGCATGGTTACTGACTTTAGACATTTGGAATGGCTAAAGAAATGGATTAACGAGTACATTGACCATCAATTTATTATTGACTCAAGCGATCCGCTGTACAATAAAATTATCGGAGACAGGGGATTAATTCCAGTAATGGTTCCTGGCACCGGGCACGTAGCAGGCTTTCATTTGGATCTTACAGGACTCGAACCAAACACACCCGAGTATGAGTACTATGAAGGGTTTATGGTTGTAAATTTTGTTCCTACTTCAGAACATCTTAGTTCGTGGATGGCGGAACTGGTACAAGAAAAAATGAAAGACTTAGGAGTCACCGTTCAG